ATATGCAATGAATTATGGCATAGTGCTAGGGGGAAGAAACATGCTGATTTATTAAGACGGGCATATTTTTCAGGTAAAATAGAACGTGTGAGAATCAAATTACATGGCATCGATGATAGAAAGATGTATAGGTATTTTGTTAAATAAAACATTGGGATAACATAGTAATATAACTTATATTACAACATAAATAAAAAAATAATAACAACACAAAACACACAACAATGAGATTAATTAAATTGTACAACTTAAAAGACGAGCAACCTATCTATATAAATGTAGAATATATAGGACACATTTATGAAGTGGATGATGAATGGAGATATGGAAAAATAGAGACACCAAAACATAGTGTTGTGGGTGTAACAACACATAACAATGGGGGGTTTAAGGTTTTGGAATCAACACAACAGATAATTAAATTAATGAGTGAAAGCAGGGGGATATAAATAAATACAAATATATTGATATACAAAATGTGACAAACAGGATATAGAGATATATGAATATATGTAGATACTGGGTGTAGGTGACAGTGGGTGGGGATGGAGTGGGGTGTGGAGTCGGGCCTCCGGGGCCCTTCCTTCAGTGAAAGCCAAGCTCTCTTACCTATCTACAAAGATATATACAAAAATCAGCAAAAACATTAGGACTACACACATTTACAACATATATTAACACAAATAAATAAAAAACACACATATGAATTACAAAAATGAAGTATTAAACAGGCTAGAGGCCAAATCTGAACAATTAATTATGGTTACAATTCAAATACAAGGAGCCATGATTGATAATGATGTAAAAGAAATGAAAAAATGGATTGCAATTGGAGATGAATTACAAGCTGAGATGGAAATGTTAATGTTAGTACATGATGCACTTTATGTAAATGTAAACTAAAAAATTGGGCTTACAAAATAAAAAACTTATATTACATTAAATAAAAAAATAAAACACATGATAACAATTATTTCAGACATACTAATCACCGCCGCAATAATAGGGCTAGCAATAGTACTAATAGATAAATTTGCCAGCGAATAAAAATGCTCGGGTGGTGGAATTGGTAGACACGCAGGACTTAAAATCCTGTTCCACTTAAACGGAGTGCGGGTTCAATTCCCGCCCCGAGTACTGAAAAACCATAGACCGGTTTTATAAAATGTTGTTTGATATTTTTAAACACACTATTAGGCTAACATGACATATTAACTTATATTATAACATAATAAAAATAACAAATATGAAAACATTTAACACACGTACAGAGATCATTAATGCATTAAGAGATGAATTTGGTCACAACCCAAATGGGTTTAACAATACAAGTACTAACAAGTCAATTGAAAAATTTTGGACCGCTAATCGTTTACGAACATTCTATTGGGATATAAAACGCGGTAAAAAAGAAACGTATAAAACACAATTGAATAAAAGCACTGGTTATTATGAGTTAAAAAAGTAATGTTAGGCTAACATAAACTGTTAACTTATATTATATCATAAATAAAAAAATAACACATATGAAAATTAAAAAAGTAAAACCAACAAAATTATCAGCAGGTCAATTAGTATTTGATTTAGAGCCTAACCAATTTATCGCACCAACATTATTTGAAGTGATGGCTGTAGATGAAGAAGATGATCAGATAATATTAAAACCAATAGGTGATGTAGGTAATTATACTGCTATAAATGGTTACGTATATTTTCCTTTAAATAGATATTGGTTTGTAGTAAAATAATAATAACAAATAAAAAACAACACATATGAATATAATAGAAATAACAGCGCTCGTAGTAGCATCAATGGTGATAGGTGGATTTATGTATCAAGTAATATTTAAAGAACAATAACATATGAATATTGAAAAACTGTGTTTAACCATAAATAAATTATTGACAATAGGAATTGTGGTGTTAGGTGTAATAGCTAGCGTACTGATGGTGGTACGCTAGGTGGGGTATATATACCATATGGTATGATTATACTATAGGACCACGCGCGTTAGTATCCATATACGGGTGCGGTGGGTGGGGGTGGGAGGTCGAGTAATTTTTAGATATAGTATAACTATAGCAAGCCGATGCGTATATACTTATATCAATATATATTGAACCTAACATCACATCTACCACACCACACCCACAACTTAAACCTAATTTTCACTATAGCCGTTTTGGCCAAAAATCGCAAGTTTCAACTCGTAAGAGAACTAAAAAAATTTGTATGTCGACAAAATATATATGTATATATTAAGTGTTTAACCTAAACTTTGTTTAATCTAAATTTTTTATTATATTCAGTATCATGAAAGTATTTGTATTTTTATTATCAATGGTAGTATTTTATCTACTTATAACATTTATTACCAGCAATCCATATTTACTAACTTGGCATTGGGGAGTTAAGTTAGTTTATGTATTGTTGGGTTTATATACTATAAATAAACTATCAAAAGATACAAATATATAGGTATATACGTATAGTAGAACAATATATGCTCCCGTCGTCTAGGGGTTAGGACGCGTCCCTTTCACGGACGAAACACGGGTTCGATTCCCGTCAGGAGTACGATATATGTATATATGTATTAAAGGGGTCGACATGGTTTTGACAAGTGGTAAGAGTTCTTTGAAATGCAAGCCGTGTTAGCATTGGAAACACGATAATCACCTATGTACAATTTAAACGACAACGTTTATAACTCTGAGGATATGATGAGTATCCCAACTTCTCTTACTCGCTTAGCGGTAGCAGAAGAGGCTGAGTTGCTATTAGCAGCTTAACCAAACGGGTTATTGTAACTTCACCTAGGAACAGAAGGTTTACTAAAAAGAGTGCGTTAACTAGCTCATAAAACACAGTTAAAAAACCATTGGTTGTTAGGTTGACGATGGCTGAAGAACCAACCAACTGTTTGTTTATTTAAAAAAATAAACTAAGCTTGTGAATGAATTTCAATGAGCCATCATTTGGACGAGGGTTCGAATCCCTCCGACTCCACATCTGTATCTGAGACGCCTCTCTTTTACCCGAATGAAGCGCACCCGATCAGATCTTTTCTGTAGCCAAGCTGGGTAAAGCAAGGCTACTTTTTAGTGATTTTTTGGGAACTTTATATATTTATGATCAAATTAATTAATTAAAATGAAAAAATCTGATTTAAAAGCACTTATAAACGAATGCATTCATGAAGTGCTAGCTGAGGAAACAGCTGATAAAAAAACAAGAGCTATTAACGAAATTAAACGTATTATAGCTGAAAATGAAATTGAAGAAACTGAACTTGAAGAAGTTTTTGGTTTATTCGGTGATAAAGATAAAAAATATGCTACTGATATAGAGCGTTTAACTAAACAATTTAAAGAAGAATATAAAAAATTATTTGGTAAAGATCCGTCAGATGATGAATTAAAAACCGCATTAAAAGATGCTGGTAAACGAGATAATTATCAAGGAAAATTTGAAGGTGAAAGTAAAAAAAGTGCTAGTGGACAATTAGTTAAAAAAGTAACTTATGATGATGCTACTAAACCAAGTATATTTGGTAAAACAAAAGTTACTAATTGGGAGTAAAAATTGTATAAATAAAAAAGAGCCGCTTTTTAGCGGCTTTCTTTTTCTAAAATATATTTGTTTAGTTCATTTAGTGAATCAATTCCTTTCTCACTAATTTTATCTAATACATCATTTACTGTAAATTGAGATTCTGCTACTACTTTTAGAATTTCATCTACTTTTTCATTTTTACCTTCAAATAATTTAACAAATTCCTCAATATCATTTGAATCCCAAATTTGAGTTGTTAAATCAGTCATTTGCATTTCAAATCCACATTTAATCATTAATTGTTCAAATTGCTCAATAAATGATTGGTTAATAATAATATAATCTTTTGTTTTAGATACGTCAGCAGATATTACATTATTTTCAATAGACATGATTTCACCCAAAGTTAAAATATTTTCTACATTATCAGTGATTTGTTCTATTTCTTCTAGAGAATTTAGAAGTTCTAATTGAAAAATCATAAATGGGTCTTTACTATTTTCAATCTGGGTTTTAATCATACTTGCTTTCATAACCTTTATTTTTAATTATTAATATGTTTAAATATAAATACATAAATTTTAGGAGCCAAGTTCTTTGTTCCTCTTTTCATTTAGCTTGCCATTTACAGATATTTATAATATATTAACATATAAATTATTTAAAAACAATTATGAAACAGTTTATCATTTTACTTACTACAGTAGCAGTATTAACATCATGTGGTTCATCAACTGGTGAAGCAACCGCGGTTGACACCCTTAAAACCGACTCAGCAGCATGCTGTGCGGACACTGTAAAGGTAGTTGATACTTTAAAAGTAGATACTACAACAGTTAAAAAGTAATTACTAGTAAGTAGATTAAAGAATTGCTTCATATTTATAGTTTTTTAAACTGTTTATATGGAGCAATTTTTATTTTAAACAAAATATTAAAAATTGATTAGGTAGTTTTTTATAAACATTTTTTAATACTTTTAACAATGAATATTAATAGTTTATTTAACTTATTTAACAACGATTATAATGATGATCCACAAAATGATGAATCATCTTTATTAATGGATTTTTCTGAACATCCTCTTTACTGGATAAGTGGATTTAATAAAGTCATTAGTAATCATAAATTTTTTACTAGATATACTGCTAAAATGTTTAAAGAAATAGATCCTGAGTTGGATTTAGAAGAGGTTGAAAAAGTGGGTGAGCAGTTAATGTTTGATAAAGCTTGGAATTATATTAAATATATAAAAATAGACAATCCATTTCATGTTGATTGTTTAAAAAATAAAAAATCAGAAGATTTCATTGATAATTTAATTATGACTATTAAATTTTATGAACCACTGGAGGAATATGAAAAATGTGCTCATTTAAAAAATATAGAAAATAAGCTTAAAGAATTAACCACCTAAGTTTGGCTTACATAATTTATTAAGTTATATTTGAAATACGGGTTTTAAGAAAAATTATTAAAATAAAAAATAAAATGTATGAGAAACAGAGAGGCAATAATGAAGAAAATAGATAGTTTAGAGACCAATGTTAATAAACTTAATTTTGCATTAAATAAAGGTGATCGAGAGCTATATAATGAGACTTTTGATAAACTTATGGAACAGATTAGTCAACTTAGAACATATGTTGAATCTGAACCTATCACTGGAAGTGAAATGAATCAAATCTAAAAAATCAAATAAATAAAAGTTATGAAACAAACAGCTGAACAAATTCAACAGAACTGGGAGACTTTTCTATCTTACATAGATAAATACATCTCAGAACCTAGAGCATCTAAATTAAAAGAATTTTATTCTAAATACCAGGAACGTATTATATTAATGCCTGCTTCTCATAAAAAAGAATACCATAATGCTTTTCCAGGTGGTTATATTGAACATGTTAATCGTGTTATAGAAGGTTCCCTTAAATTACATTCAGTATGGGAAGAATTTGGAACAGACACTTCTACATATACAGTTGAAGAATTAGTATTTTCAGCTATGAATCACGATTTAGGTAAAATGGGTGATCAAGAAAACGAAGCATATTTACCTCAAACAGATCAATGGCGTAAAGAAAAACTTGGTGAAGACTATAAATTCAATGATAAATTAGAATACATGTCAGTTCCAGATCGTGGTTTACATTTACTAATGTCTCATGGAATTACTTTTACTAAAAATGAGATGTTGGCAATTAAACTACATGATGGTTTATATGATGAATCTAATAAACCATACTTAATGACTTGGATGCCAGAAACTAAACCTCGTACTTCATTAATTTATATTGTACATCAAGCAGATTTAATGGCTGCTCGTATTGAATTTGAACGTGAATGGTTTCCAAAATTTAAAAATAGCTTGCCTTCCCAAGAAAAAAATTATACATTGAATACAAAACCGGATAATAAAAAAACTCCTACCAAAACTAAAGCTTTAAGTAGTATTAAAAGTAATGGTTTAAAAAATGTAATGGATGATTTTTTTAATAAGGAATAAAAAAGTAAAATTTTAAAAATAAAGGTTGTGATTTTATAGTCACGACCTTTTTTAATTTATAAACTATGATAATAACAATTATTATTTTATCTTTAATTATAGTAGTATTATTATTTACTACATATAATTTACTTAAAAAGAATGAAAAATGTGAAGATGTAATTAAGTCATATGAAAATTATATGATTAATTTATCTAATACTATTGAATTTTCTAATAAAAAACTAAAAGAAGTTGATGCTAAAGGAACTTTTGATAGTGATGATGAAATAGGATTCTTTTTTAAAACATTACAATTTTTACAAGAACAATTAAATAACTTTAAAGTAAGCTAAAATGTCAAAAAATTACTTTACCCAAGAAACTGAAAATGCTATTGTAGCTTACAATTTAAATGCTAATCCTGAAGAAAGAAGTAGAATTTATAGTGAAAAAATTCATTATGCTTTTTTTAAACTAACCCAAAATATTATTCATACTTTCAAATTTTACTATACAGAAGTAGAAAATATTGAAGATCTACAGCATGAAATTATTACATTTCTTTTAACTAAAATACATTTATTTGATCCAAGTAAAGGGACTAAAGCATATTCTTATTTTGGTACTATAGTTAAACGTTGGCTTATACTTTATAATGAAAATAATTATAAAAAAAGAGTTAACTCTTCACCTATAGAAACTCTTGAAGAAGATAATTCACATTCTTACACTATTGAAGAAAATAACTCACCTAGTGATAAATTATCTCATAATGATAAAATAGCTTTTTTTACAGATTTATTTGTAGAACATTGTACTAATAATATATATACTCTTTTTCCTAAAGAAATTGATGCTAAAATAGCTGATGCTATACTTGAATTATTTAGAAAACGAGATAGTTTAATTATTTTTAATAAAAAAGCTTTATATATCTATATACGAGAACAAATAGATGTTAAAACTCCTAAAATAACTAAAATAGCTGATCGATTAAATTCTATATATAAAAAAGGTTATATTTTTTATTTAGAAAACGGATATATAAAATTTCAATAATATTAGTATTTATAATAAATACCATTTTTTATGGATAGTTTAGACTCTAATATCTTTGGAGATAAAAAATTAAAAGATTTATTCCAAGAAATATATACTAATCAAAAGAAAAAAGAGCGCCAAATATCAGCTTTAATTGATGAATTAAAGCCATTAGTTGAAGATATAGGTGATGCTACTTTAGTTGTTCCCCTTATTAAAGAATACCTAGAAATAGGTGTTAAGAATGATGAACAATTAATTAAAATGGCTACTATTATACAACGTTGTTTAACTACCAATAATAGTACTACAGATAATGGATTTAATATATCTGAGGAAGAAAAAGCTCAATTATTAAATGATATAAATAAATTAGGTGAAAATTTAAACTCTAAAGATAATGGCTAGGACAAACTATGGTTTTAGTGGATTAAACAATAGTCTTAATTCTCAAGTAACAGGTTTAGCTAATGCCTCTATTCAAGCAGCCTTAGATACAAAAAATGATCTCATAGCTGTTAGGGTAACAGATATTGTACTAGATGACTCTCATCCTAAATTTAATGAGGTAGGAGGATGGACAGGTTTAGGAGCTATATTTTATACTCCAGTTAATAGTACTCCAAATCCTACTTCATTTCCTGCTTATCCTAATTTTAATGGTATAAAACAATATCCACTAATAAATGAAATAGTTTATTTACTTCCTTTACCTGGAAATTTAAATAGTGGAAATACTAAAGTAAGAAATTATTATATAGGAGGTGTTAATATTTGGAATCATCCTCATCATAATGCTTTTCCTAGTAATCCAAATATACCACCTCAAACTCAAAGAAAGTCATTAGCAATGACAGAATTAGGTAGTACAATTGCTGTCTCACCTGAGCCTCAAGAAGTTAACCTTGGTAATTATTTTATAGAAAGAGATGATATTCATCCTATACGTCCTTTTGAAGGAGATATAATTTGTGAAAGTCGTTGGGGTAGTTCTATTAGATTTGGTAGCACTGTTAAAGGTACACCCAATGATTGGTCTGATGATGATACTAGTAAAAATGGAGACCCTATAGTGATAATCAGAAATGGTCAAGGCTCCCCGGTTTATGACCCAGATGAACCTACTAAAGATATCACAAAAGAAGCAGCTATACCTATTGTAGAAGATATAAATAAAAATGAATCATCTATTTATTTATCTAGTACTCAAAAAATAAATTTACAAGCTGCTAGTACAGATTATACTAGTTATAAAAATTCAAGTACTCCACCTACATCTCCAGATCAATTTGCTGGTCAACAGATTATTCTTAACTCAGGAAGATTAGTATTTAATACCAAATCAGATCACATATTATTAAGCTCAGCTAAATCTATTAATTTAAATTCTAAAGAGTCTATTAATATAGATACTAGAAAATTTGTTACTCAAGCAGATAAAATATTTTTAGGTAATGAAGCTTTAGCTACTGAACCATTATTATTAGGTAATACCACAGTTCAATTATTAAGAGATTTAATTTATACAATTAAAGAAATAACAACTTCTCTTCAAAATTTACAATCAACCCCAGTAACTGGACCTGGTCAACCTGTATTTTTTCCTACTTTAGGATTTGAAGCTACTAAAGTTCTTGTAGCTTTAGAAAGTTTAGAAAAACAATTAGGACGTAGTAATGAAACTTGTACTATAACATCAAAAAGAAATTTTACATTATGAACGATATTACAGGTAGTCTAAACAATATAACTTCTCAATTAACAGGTAGTTTAATTAATCAAGTAACTGGATCTTTTTTGCCTAAATTCAAAACAATACCATTTCTTTCCCCAGATCAAATAAATCAAGAAACATTAAAAAATATTAAAACTAAAGAAATATTTAAACTTGGATCCGATTTAGTTTTAAGTATTATTAAATAAAATGGCTAACAATATAGTATCTCAATTAATAATTAAAAAAGCTCAAGAGTTAATTACTTCTTTAACTCCAACATTAGCTCAATTAATTAGTGATATAGGAGTTAAAAATATTGGACAACCAGATATGATGATTCCTGATACTTGTTTAACAGATGATAAACTTGAACAGATAGCAACCATTAGAAATAATATATATGATAAAGTTAATACCACAGCTAATGCCATAAAAAGATTAAGTGGTCCTATAGACACATTAAATAGATTAGTAACAACTACTTCTACAGCTTTAGCTACAGTATCAGCACTTAGAAGAACCACAAACGCAGCTATAGCTCTTATTCCACCACCTGCTTCTCCTCCAGGAGCTGTAATATCAGGCTTAAATACTTTAAAAGATTTAGAAGAGTTTTTAACACCTAAAATAGCAATAGCTCAAGTATCTATTTCAACTATTTCATTAGCTTTAGATTTTGCTAATGAAATTTTAGCTAAAGTAATGAAAATAATAGATATAGTTGATCAATATTTAGAAAGATGCGCTAATGTTCCTCCTCCAGATAAAAATGAAAATTTAACTAAAGCTATTAATGATTATAATCAAACTCTTATACCTAATACTGATAATCAAATATATAAAGGATTTATATTAGAAATAGTTGAAGAACCATATTCTCCTACAGTAAATAGAAGACAAGCTGTAGCTAAAAATTCTAATGGTATAATTTTATTGAAAACTCCTTTATCATTTACTACAGACACTCAAGTATTAATAGAAGAATTAAAATTAGTTATTGATAAAAATAATTTAAAAGCTTATTAATTTAATATTTATAATAGATGAAAACTGATATTTTAAAAAAACTTATTAAAGAAGCAGTAAAAGAAGCAATACATGAAGAATTAAAGGATATTTTATTTGAAGCTTTTAAATCAAATAAACAACCTATTAAAGAATCATATACTCCTTCTGATAATAGAACTATATCTTTTACTTCTCAAAATGTTTCTAAAAGTCCTATAGATACTAAAAAAGCCTATATGGATATTTTAAATGATATGTCTCAAGGACCTAAATCAGGATTTAATGGAGATTTTAAAGTTAGTGGACCTATGAATACTATGGCTGAAGGTAGTTCACTACCTGATGGACAATTGGGTTTAGATCAAATAATGAATTTAATTAAAAAATAATGGCTTTTGGAGCAAGAAGAATATTCCCTATAGATCAAAGACCAGGTACTGCTGTTGGTGTATCTATCCCTTTTAATGCCCCAGGAGTATTTTTTTCAACTTATACTACAAAAGATGCTATAAGAAATAACTTATTAAATTTCTTTCTAACTAATAAAAATGAAAGATATCTTAATGTTCTTTTTGGAGCTGATTTAAGAGCATTTATATTTGAACAAATAACAAATGGATCTATTTCAAAGCTTGAAAATGATATAAACCGTTACTTACAAGTTTATTTTGCTGATGTTATTATAAGTGATTTAAATATTATACAAGATACAGACAATAATTCCATAACAGTGCAATTAATTTATAGTGTAAAAAATGCAGGAGTAAAAGATCAAATAGAAATAACTTTTGACTAATGGCAGTTAACAAAAATATAAAATATATAAATAAAGATTTTAGTGAATTTAGAGCTAGTCTTATAGATTATACTAAAACATACTTTCCTACAACATATAATGACTTTAGCCCAGCGTCACCAGGAATGATGTTTATTGAAATGGCTTCTTATGTTGGTGATGTATTATCGTTTTATTTGGATAATCAAATTCAAGAAAGTTATTTACAATATGCTAGACAATCAAATAACTTATTTGAATTAGCATATATGTTTGGTTACAAACCAAATGTGACAGGAGTAGCTACAGTTGATGTAGATTTCTACCAAAAAATACCTTCAAAAATATCTGGATCAACTTATATCCCAGATTTTGATTATTGTTTATTTGTTGAAGCTAATTCAACAGTTGTAAGTAATACTGGAGTATCATTTTTAGTATTAGATTCTGTAGATTTTTCTGTATCAAGCTCATTAGACCCTACCACTATATCAGTTTTTGAAGTGTCTACAGCTAATGGAGAACCCGTTTTCTATTTACTAAAGAAAACTCGTAAAGCTATTTCAGCTAATATTAATACAATTAATTATTCTTTTGGTACTCCTGAAAAATTTAAGACTATAGAATTTAATATTAATAGTTTTATTGGAATTTTAGATTGTTTTGATAGTGAAGGTAATCAATGGTATGAAGTAGATCATTTAGGCCAAGAAATGATATATGACTCAATTAAAAATACTAATTTTAATGATCCTAATTTTTTCCAATATAATGATGCTCCATATTTATTAAAATTAAAAAAAGTTCAAAGAAGATTTACTACTAGATTAAGAAACGCTAACACTTTAAGAATTCAATTTGGAGCGGGTACTACAAATGATGTAGATGAAGTAATAATTCCTAATCCTGATAATGTTGGTATAGGTTTATTGTTTGAGCAATCTAAGTTAACAACAGCTTATTCCCCTTCAAATTTTCTTTTTACAGATACTTATGGTATAGCTCCTTCAACTACAACTTTAACTTTTAGATATTTAGCTGGTGGAGGAGTTACAGCTAATATACCTTCTAACACTTTAAATAAATTTATAGGGGTATCAAGATTTTTGAATCCTAATTTAAATGGAACTTTAGCTCAAAATATTTTTAATTCTTTAGCTGTTAATAACTTAGCCGCTGCCTCAGGTGGTGGAGATGGTGATACAATTGAAGAAATTAGACAAAATTCATTAGCTAATTTTTCCTCTCAATTACGTAATGTAACTCAAGATGATTACTTAGTAAGAGCTTTAAGTATGTCTTCTAAATATGGAGATATAGCTAAAGCTTATATTGAACCTTCTAAAATCCAAAATATGGTCCCAGGAATAGCTCCTGGAATTTTAGATTTATACATATTAGCCTACAGTCCAGTTGGTAAATTAACATATGCTTCTCCAGCTTTAAAACAAAATTTAATTACTTATTTATCACAATATAGAATGATAAATGATACAGTTAATATTAAAAATGCTTTTATAGTTAATATAGGTGTAGATTTTAATATTATTGTATTACCTAATTATAATAATAGTTTAATTTTATCTAATTGTATATTAACATTACAATCATATTTTAATACTACAAAATGGCAAATTAATCAACCTATTATATTAAGAGATATTTATATACTTTTAGATAAAATTGAAGGTGTACAAACAGTTAAAAGTGTAAATATAACAAATAAAGTAGGAGAACATTTAGGATATTCACAGTGGGCTTATGATATAAGTGGAGCCACTAAAAATAATGTAGTTTATCCATCAATAGATCCTATGATATTTGAAGTTAAATTTCCTGAGATAGATATTCAAGGTCGAGTAGTACCTTTATAAAAATAATATAAATGGCTATATATAAAATATTTCCAACTCAAGATACCACATTGTATTCTTTATATTTAGAAAGAAATACTGGGTTAGATGAAATTATAGAAGCTTCTCTTGAAGTAGGAGCTTTTATTAAACCCGCTCCTCAAGCTAGTAGATTTCTAATTCAATTTTCTTCAGATGAAATATCAGATGTTATTAATAACAGAATAGCTGGAGCTCAATGGCAATCTAATCTAAGATGTTTTACAGCTAATGTAACAGCTTTAAATTATAATACTACTTTAGAAATATATCCAATATCTCAACCATGGAATATGGGGACAGGCAGATTTGGATACCTCCCAGAAGTAACAAATGGAACTAGTTGGGTTTGGAGAGACTATCAAGGAGGAACAAAATGGATATCTGGAAGTTTACCTCCTAATATTACTAGTTCTTACACCTCTCCGGCTAATATAGGTGGAGGAACTTGGTATAACATATATTCTGGTTCTCAAACTTTTAGTTACTATTCAAATAAAGATTTAAATGTTAATGTAACTGAAATAGTAACAGCTTGGAATAGTGCTTCTATAGAAAATAATGGTTTTATTGTAAAACAACAAGAAGAATTTATTGATAATGAAGATCTTCAACCTAAAATAAAATATTTTTCAGTTGATACTCATACAATTTATCCTCCTTGTTTAGAATTTAAATGGATTGATGCTACTTTTAACACTAGTTCTTTACCCATCATTAATGTTAATCCTTTTGTTGTAACAATAGGTGATAATCCTGGGACTTTTTATTTAAATAGTGTTCAAAAATTTAGAGTTTATTCAAGACCAGAATTTCCAGTTAGGACATTTTCAACTGCTTCACATTATACTCAAAATTATTATTTACCTATATCTTCTTCTTATGCTATTAAAGATTTAGATACAAATGAATTTGTCATTGATTTTGATTCTACATATACTCAATTATCTCAAGATGAGATGAGCAGTTATTTTACTTTATATATGAATGGTTTACAATCAGAAAGATATTATAAAATCTTAATTAAGACTACAGTTAATGGAAATACTTTAATTTTAGATGATAATTATTATTTTAAAATAATTAATGGATAAAATATGGAAAAATTAACTTTAACTAGAACTTCATTTAATAAAGATCAATATGAGAAAGTTATAGACACTAGATTTTCTCAATTAGCTAATACTACTGAAGTAGAAGAATCCCCTACAAGTGTTTTATCAAAGACAATTGAGATTGATGATTTTTTTGATAAATATGAACAACTATTTTTTCAAATTCCTAAACTAGGAGAAACCAGATCTCATGAATACTTGATAAAAAAAAGTTCAGAATACGTTGGTTCAAGTTTAACAAATGATGAAATCCAAGCTTTAATTGATGAAATTAACATACTTCAACAACAAAATTTAGAATTAAATCAGAGATTAGTAGAAATACAAGTTTCTAGCTCTCAACAAATATAATGGATAAAATAGTTAAAATAACCCCTGTTGACTCTGGATATTTTGGAACCCAAAATTATTCTGTAACTGATAGAGAATTAATTTCTACAACTACATCAGAAGTTAATTTTGATCCAAATGAAGATTATATAGAATATTTTATTTATGATTCAAATGACAATATTTTAGCTAGTAATGTTTTTGGTTTTCCTAATTATAGAATAATTGATGGTAGTGTAACTATTGATCCTCAAAAAGATTTAGAATCATATTCTTTTCAGGAAGGAAAATATTTCACAACTTATAATTTTTTAAAAAGAAAATTAAATTCTTCTCCAAACAGTACATTTTATATTGAAGATATAAGTCCTGATAGAACAGAATTAAGATTAAATACAACTGTTATATCAAATGAAGATGTTGTTAGTTTAACAACAGATCTTATAAATGAAATAGAGATTCCTACTCAAAGATCAATTGGTAATAGAACATTATATAATGATTTTTATTTAAATTTTGGAGATAATAATAGACTTATAGCTGTCAATATAGCTTTAGATAACACAAATCCTCTTGATCCCACAATTTTAATAAAATTATATGAACCTTTACCTAGTAATTTTAGTTTTAATTCTCAATGTTGGATTGTAGAACAAGTAGCTAGAACTATATCATATCAAATTGAAATAACAATTGTTTTTAATTTTGATGAACAACTTAATTATTTACAAGGCCCTAATTTCAATTTGCCTATCCAGGACCAAATTAATAATTCTACTCCTTATTATAATCAAACTACTTTACAACAAAATACTTCTACTTTAGGATCAGGTAGTTTATTATATCAAATAAATAGTATTTTAGCTGAAAAAGGAATTGAAATAAGTGTCGATTACTCAAAATACTCAGACTTTATACATTTTTCTTCAGCTCAAACTAGATTAGAAAATTTTTATTATAAATTGTCTTTAATTGAACAATATACAATAAATAGTAATGTTTCTCCTATATCTAATCAATATATATCTTCAAATCAAAATGCTTGGAATAATAAAATAGATGAAATTATAACTAATTTTGATGGGTATGAATATTATTTATATTATAACTCTGGAAGTTATGCTTGGCCTAAATTAAATTCATCTCCACCTTATATTAATTATCCAACAACCTCATCAGTAGCTTTAACTTGGCTTGAAAATCAATCATTTTCAGCCTCATATTTTGATTCTGAAAATAAAGATGCTTTAACTAATACTATACCAACATATTTAAGAGATGATCCTGAAAATGACTCTTATTCTTTGTTTGTTCAAATGATGGGTCAACATTTTGATAATATTTGGATTTATTTAAAAGATATCTCTAATAAATTTGATGCTGATAATAGATTAGATTTTGGTATATCAAAAGATATTGTAGCTCAAGCTATTAGAGATTTAGGTTTAAAAATATATCAAAATAATTTTTCTACTGGAGATTTATACTCAGCTATATTAGGATATACTGTATCAGGAAGTAATCTAAATATACCTAATATTACTGGCTCATTACCTATACCTTCAGGTTCTGGTTTAGAATATATAGATACAATTGTAACGGCATCTAGTCCTAATGCTTTAGAACCTTTAGATGATATTAATAAAGAAATTTATAAAAGAATATATCATAATTTACCTGTTTTATTAAAGAAAAAAGGTACTCCTGAGGGATTACAATTATTATTAAATATATATGGTGTTCCTGAAACTATTTTAAGAATAAATGAGTTTGGAGGTAAAATTACTAGATTAACTAATGATTGGGATAATTTTGTTGATCAATTTAACTATGAATATTTTACTACTAGTTCAGGATATGTTGAAGTTCCTTTACTTATAGCTTCAGGCTCTGGATCTGGTTCATTTAATGAAATTACTTCATCTTTTAGTATAGAATTTAGATTTAAAACAACTGGTATACCAACTGATCCAAATGCTTATAATCAAATAATAGCTTATGCCCCAGAAAATGATTTATTATTAGCTTTAGAATATACAGGATCTGGTTATATTAGTGGATCATATAGTGGTTCAATACCTGATCCTTATAACACTTGGGGTACTTTAAAATTTATTGAGTTATCATCTGGTGCTTCTTCTAGTTTATATTTACCATTCTTTAACGGTAATTGGTGGTCAGTTATGTATAATTTTAATGATGAATTTAATTGGATTTTAGAAACAGGTTTCTGGGATGATAATGGTATATGGATTAGTACTGAAAATTGGTTAGATTAAATATTTATAATTAAATGGCTGTTTTATACGCTAAAAATAAAATTTATACTGGATATGATGGTAGTGATATAGGGTTTCAAGCCTCAGCTAGTGTGTCATCTTTTGCTTTTTCAACAGTTCAAAGTGGAAGTTTTTATTTATCATATTCTTCTTCTTTAACAGTAGCAGGAAAAACATATACTCCTTTTTCTGGATCATTTCAAGAATTAAGATTTTATAAAATTAATTTAAATGAAGACAGATTTGATGACTATGTAATGAATCCTTATTCAATTGAGGGAAATCAAGTTATTGGTCCTCAAGATTCTTTAAATAAATTAATTTTTAGAGCTCCTCTAGGAACAGTTCTAGACAGTGGATCAAATACAACTCGAACTTCTATCCACCCAGCTATATCAATTATACCATTATCTCAATCTTTCACTATTAATAGTGGTAGTGTATACTATTTATATGGATCACATTCTTTTAATTCTCAAGTTGAAGTAATATATCAAGATCAAGCTAGTGTAGGTATAAAAAATACAGTAGCTGAAAAAATAAGATCTATAAATATGATTCTTCCAACAGGAAGTACTTTATCTCAATATATTTCTATACAACAAACTTCTCCATTAGGTGTAAATTTTACAAAAGACGTTAATTATGTTGAAGCAGCTTTTTCCCCTCAAGATGAAATTAATGATGATATTATAGCTCAGCTTGGAGATTTCAATGTAGGTAATTACATTGGTGATCCAAGACAAGTATCATCATCTTTAACTTATTATCCTGATTTTAATAAATTAAGAGATGAATATTTTTCTAAATATATCCATAATTATGATTTATGGGATTATATAAGGTTAATTAAATTTTATGATAATTCATTATTTAAAATGATTCAAGATTTTACACCAGCAAGATCAGGACTAGCTACAGGTATTGTTATTAAACCTACATTATTAGAAAGATGTAAATATCCATTACCTCAAGCTACAACTAATACTGAAATAACAATTGTGGGTAATCCATTAACACCAACATTTAATACTCCTTATTAATGCCAGTTAAAAATATAATAGTTACTAGTTCTATTAATAGTTTACCAACTTTATCTTATGGTCAAAAAACATATATTCCTTCAACCGATTATCAATCTTTTCCCATTGTTAAAGTAGTTGGAGAATATGGATTACCTTATAGATTTGGAATAACTCAGTCTTTTTCAGAGTCTATAAATACACCTACTGGTAGAGTAAATATTATTAATGATACTGGATATGAATTTATTGATGGTCAATTTAAAGGATCAGCATTACTAGTTACTGATGGAGAATTATCTGAAGATAACCCATTTTTAAAACCAAATAATGTATTATCTAATTATATTACTGTTTTATATTTTGACGATACAGTTAGTTTTGGAGCCCCAGGTCCTGCTATTACACCCCAAAGTAATTTTTTAAACCCAAATACTTCTCCTAATCCTGGAGAAATATATTTATCTATTGTTCAAAGAAATTATAATGTTGGAGGTGTTTTAACTCCTCAATATAGAGTAGAGTATCTTAAAATAGCCACAATAGATAGTAATGGAAATGATAATGTTCCATCTTTACAAGGATTAGAAGATATTTTTATACAATATTCTAATGGAACTACTAGACAATATAATATTACTAATATAACCCCAGGGCCAGATTATTATTTGTTTAAAGTTACTACAACAACTGCTTATACTTCTATAGATTCTAGAAGACTAAATTATAATATTAGTGCTTCAAATTTACTACAATTAAACTATGGTCCTTTAGATTCTTCTGTTATACCTTATTTAAATATACCCACACCTATTAATCCTTTAGGTTATCTAGATATTAATACAGGTATATATACATTAGGAGATACTCCTAACCTCCAATTAGATTTTACAGCTAGTACTACAATTTCTAGTGCTACATCAGCTACAGTTTCAGGATTTCTTTATTTAATGGAATATCCTAGCTTAACACCAACACCTATAGGAGAACAATTTAATTCTATAGCCTCACCTTACAATATTTTAATTACAGGATCTTTTACACCTATAGAGGGTCAATCATATGCTTTAGTATTTGCTAATTTTACTATAGGCCATACTGCTTCATTAAACAATACTCAATTCAATATAACCCAATCATCCATAGTATTCCCAACATCTGGTGCTCAAGATTTAGTTATATTTTCTCCTTATTTATCTCAAAATTTCTTTTATAATGACTGGAATGCATTATATGGTAATGCTGATGGTTTAGAATTTGATCAAAATTTTATGAAAGTGTTATACGACACTGGTCAATCCATTCCTACTAATCAAGAAGAAATTATATCCGGTTCAGCTGAAAGAGCTCCTGTTAAACCATATTATTATTCTTTAAAAGCTCAAACTTTACCAAGATATGAAGGTGTAAGAACATTACAATACAATGAAAATAAGTGGACTGAAGGAGATATAGGTTTTGGTAAGGAACCTTCTGTTAAAACAACACAAACATATTTTATTTATTTTAATCAATCTTATGATACTTCACCTTTATTAAAAGATAAAATAGGATTTGATATAAAATATTTAATAGATGAAAATGGAGAAGTTTATACTCCAAGTCTTGTAACAAATGAATACTACAATTTAATTGATTCTTTTGAAACAAATAAAAAAGCATATGTTAGTTTATTAACAGGAATTTCTACACCTTTAGGTGACCCAAAACCAATAAAACTTTCAGGAGTAAATTACAAACCTATTCTTTATAGTATTTCTTCTTCAAATCCATTAATATGGACTGATAAAATTGATTTTGTAAATTTTGATGGAACATCAGGATCTGGAGCACCTAATTTTAATTCAATAATTAGTCCATCTGCTAACTCTATAAATATAAAAAATCTAGGATCATATACTAATATAAGTTTAGCTTATACTCCTATAGGAGTTGGAGCTGAAGGATCTCTTCAAGGCTCCTCAGGTTATCAAACTCAAGGAAATTGGTTAGATCAACTAGGTAGTAATACTATAATAGGTGTGGATAATATACAAAAATTTAAATTTACAACCACTCCTCAAAGTAAAATAAAATTAACTTTAAGTTTTTATGCTAGTAATGGTAATTCTTCAGACTTTGTTTTTTATGCTGGTTTTAAATTAAATGGAGCTACATTTATTAATGGTCCAACAATGAATGTTATTCCTGATGAAACAGATAAATATTATTCTTTTTCATATGAAAATTATTTTTCATTTAATGATGAAGTTGAATTTTTTCTTAGAAAACTTTCAAATGTAAGTCAATTTTCAAATGTAATTAGTGGAGTTAAATTTACAATAAATACTTCAAACTTAACTATTGCCCCAGCTACTAGTTCATTTTGGTTTACAGGATCACATCCATGTAATGTTTTAACAAGTTCAACAACTATTGGAGAAGCTTACGGTCAATATTTACAAAAATCAATACCTAATCTAGATATAACAAATGTAAATGAAATTTTTACAATTGAACCTAATGATGAATTTAGATTTGAATATTCAGAAGATCCTAATAATATATTTACAGTAACTAACGTGTTAGCTACAGGATCTGGTTCTACTATTTATGTAACGTTAGATAAATATTTACCTACTTCTAGTATATCTACATTTGATGTAAATCATTTCACTATAAGAAGATTAGAAAAAAATTCTGATATTGTATTAGACACCAATTACACCCCGGTTAATTTTGGATTTTTATTTCCTGAATATCCAAGTGATAAAATAAATAATAATTTACAAAATATAATAAAAAATCTTACTGAAAAGGGTTTACTCTAATAATATTTATAATAAAAAATCAACTAAAAAATGGGATATCTAAATAACAGCGTTATAACAGTTGACGCAATTTTAACAACTAAAGGAAGAGAATTATTAGCTAGAAATGATGGTTCTTTTAGAATTACTCAATTTGCTTTAGCAGATGACGAAATAGATTATACTTTATATAATCCTAACCACCCATCTGGTTCAGCATTTTATGGTGAAGCAATTCAAAATATGCCTTTATTAGAAGCATTTCCTCAAGAAACCCAAATAATGAAATACAAATTAGTTACATTACCTCGAGGAACCGCTAAATTACCTGTTCTTGATTTAGGTTATACAGCAGTTGTAATAAAACAAGGAGCACAATTAGCTATTACACCCCAAACTTTAAATTATTTTGGAGGAAATACATTTGAAAGCTCCGGATATACAGCTACAATTTCTGATGTTCGTTTAATGAGTATTTTTGAAGGTGTAGGTGTTAACACCCCAGCAGCTCAAGCTTTAAACTCTACAACTACATTAGGTACTAATGTTTCTAAAACAGTTGTTGGAACTACAATAAATTTAAGAGCCACTACAGTTAATACATTATTTGGAAATAATACCCAATTATATGCTACTTTAACAGTAGAAGGTAGAGACAGTGGTGCTAGATTAACTATTCCTATAACTGTAACTAAAATATAAATAATATATGTCATTTAATCGTTTAAACCCAGAAGACTTTGTAATAAGTTCTGACTCAATAACATCTGTTTTATGGTCAGATGGAGTATCTTCTCTAACTAATTTTTACACTTCCTCAGTACAAGAAGGAGGTTCTTCAGGACTTTTTTATCTTAATGTTTTTCAAACTGAATCTACTGATTCATCAGCAGCTATTCAATTTGCTATAGCATATGGTAATAAAAATGGTAGTGGAAGTAATTTTTATAATAATGCTGTTATAGGAGCTTCTCCAACAAGAACAACTTATGGTCAATATAGAAATTTAATTATTGGAGATGAAAATACTGATTTTGCTTTTGGCAGTATTACAGCTTCAGAATTTTGGGCTATATCTGTTGATAGAACACGTTATAAACAAAGTTTATTTCCTGGATCTTTATCATTAACTCTTTCTGGTAGTGGAGGAAATTTAATATTAACAGATAATAGTCAAGTAGCTACCTCAATTATTTTTAATGATGCTGGTAGAGTATTCCAAATTGTTAGTGGTTCATCAGGAACAATCTATACAGGTGTAAATAATAATGGTTATAGTACCAATTCAGGATCTTATGGATGGTTTCTACCAGATATTGGAACAATATTATTAAATCCTTTAGCTTTATCAGAATCTATAGGATTAGAAGCAAGCCAGTCATATAACTCAGATGGATTTAATTATAGAAGACTATATAATTCTATAGTTTTAGGTGGAAATTTTGTATTAAATAGCCAAGAAAATATTACTTCAGATTATGTATTTGTTAGAGCTAGAAATGCTGAATTTAATTACTCAGAAAATCCTAGTTTTATATCTGGAAGTACAGGTGAATTAACATTTAATAATTTTATAAATAATCCTCAAACTTATATCACCACTATAGGAATGTATAATGATAATAATGAATTATTAGCTGTAGCTAAATTATCAAGACCTTTATTAAAAGATTTTACTAAAGAAGCCCTAGTGAGAGTTAAATTAGATTTCTAAAATGAATGGGAGCTTACAAACAATTTTTAACTACAGACGTAATTGTTTCTCCATTTGAAGTACATAAGGAATTTGATTTTTATGGAACTTCTTTAATAGATCCTAATGTCGGTATAGAAAGACTTTTAGGTCGAAATATAACTACCCCAGTATTTGAAACAACGGAACCAATTACCGGTCAATTAGGATCTCAATACCAAAGGTTAGTTTATCATTCTATTAAAGAACTTTATTATACAAATTATTTAACTTGTAGTTATGGAGACACCGCTAATAGACCTGTTTTAATCCCTGGAGCTAGCTCAAGTGGAGATGTTTTGATAGGATCAGCTAGTTCAACAAATTATTATAATTATCCTCAAACTACTTTATCTTATCCTAGATTTTTTCCAACTTGGTCTAACGCTACTATCGGTGTAATTTCTATCCCAGTTAGATTATTTGGGGATTATATTGAACCTCATTCATTTGTTTTATCCACAGGTAATGGTACTGGAAGTTTAGTATTAACTGATGATGGAGAGGGTAACATTTTATTTAGTAGTAGTAGAGTTGACAATGAAATAGTAGGTAATATATTTTATCCTCATGGTATCATAACTATAACAGGTAATCCTAATGTTTATAGTAGTTCTTACACTTTCACTACATCATCAGTTTATGGTACAGCTATATATGGAAATACTAACAGTACTTATGGTGGTTTAACTCCTTTTTACTTAGAATTATTAGCTTTTATTACTTCTTCTAATATAACATGTTCATTTAATAGTACATATATTATATATGAAAATCAATATAAATGTACTTTAAGAGAAAATGAGTTTAATTATACTTTAAATCCAAGTACTTTTACTAGTAGTTTATCATCTTCATCAGATAGTATTAATTTAAATCTTTCTCCATGTGATATAGAATTATTACCAACAGCTAGTTCTACTCTTATTCAAGGTATACCATATGATTATGTAAATCAAGATTATTTTTCTCCATACATTACTACAATAGGTTTATATGATGAGATGCAAAACTTATTAGCTGTAGCTAAATTATCTCAACCATTACCTACCTCACCTACAACTGACACAACAATATTAATTAATATAGATAGATAAAAAACAATAAAAATGTGGTTATATAAAAATAAAGTTATAGAAAAATTAGAAGATTTTCCAGCTGGTACTTATGGTTTTATTTATAAAACCACCCACACACCTACAGAAAGATCTTATATTGGTAAAAAAGTACTTTATCATAACTTAAAGAAAAAATTAACTAAAAAAGAATTAGCTGAACAATCTGGTCCTGGTCGTAAATCAACTACAAAAGTTGTTTCAAAAGAATCTGATTGGAAAACATATTATGGTTCAGCTAAACCTATTTTAGATATATTAAAACTAGGTAGAGAACATGAATTTAAACGTGAAATACTACAAATAGTTTATAATAAAAAATTATTAACTTATTTTGAATGTAAATACTTATTTTCATTAGGTGTTTTAGAAACCCCATCAGATTATTATAATGATAATATTTTAGGTAAATTCTTTAAAAAAGATTTTATACCTCTAAATTAGGGCCTCCAAAATATTATTCATATAATATAATCATGGTTAATAATGCTTTAACATATTTAATTGATTCTGTTTTAGGTAGAGGCAAACCAACATCTAAAGGAAACAAAGCATATCACTGTCCAAGTTGTAACCATCATAAATTAAAATTAGAAATTAATTTAGATGAAACATCACCTCATTTTCAATCATATCAATGTTGGGTTTGTGGATTTAAAGGTAAAAAATTAACTACTTTATTTAAAAAATTAGAAATAGATTTTGATAAAGTAAATCAACTAAAATTATTAGTCAAATCTTCTCCTAAAGATAAAGTACAAACTATTGATAATAAAAAAGTTAAATTACCTGATGAATTTATATCATTAGTTAATCCTCCTAAAAATATATCTACTAAACATGCTTTACATTATTTGAAAAATAGAAATATTACTAGAGAAGATATAATTAAATATAATATAGGTTATTGTGAGTTTGGTAAATTTGCTAATATGATTATTATACCTTCATATGATGCTGAAGGTAATCTTAATTATTTTACTGCAAGAAACTTTAATAAAAACTCTTCAATCAAATATCGCAATCCTGATGTCTCTCGAGATATCATTGGATTAGAACTTTTTATTAATTGGAATGTACCAATTACTTTATGTGAAGGTATGTTTGATGCTATTGCTATTAAAAGAAATGTTATACCGTTACTAGGTAAGACAATTCAAAACAGTTTAATGAAAAAGATAATTAACTCTTCAGTACAAAAAATATATATAGCGTTAGATAAAGACGCAATCAAGCAGGCCCTAAATTTCTGTGAAACATTAATGAACGAAGGTAAAGAAGTTTATTTAGTGGATTTAAATGAAAAAGATCCAAGTGACATGGGGTTTGTTAATTTTACTAATTTAATCCAAAACACTTTACCTCTAACTTTCTCAAATTTACTTGAGAAAAAATTACAAATAATATGATAGAAAAAGGTCACTCAATCCATAAAAAAAGTATTAAACGTGTACTTGAAATGGATCCTGAAGGTAAACAAGTCAATTTTTTAGATAATCGATTTTATAAAAGAAATAATGAATATTACCCTTCTGTAACTAGTATTTTAAGTTATTTTCCTAAAGGTAAATTTTTTGAAAATTGGCTTAAAGACGTTGGACACAATGCTGAATATATAGCTAAAAAATCAGCTGATGAAGGTACTCAAACTCATAGTTTAATTGAAAAATATTTAACTGGTGAACAAATTAATTGGTTAGATGAATATGGTAATGCTACTTGTTCTTTGAATGTTTGGCAAATGTTACTTAAATTTGTTGAATTTTGGGAAACTGAAAAACCTGAACTAGTTGAAAGCGAAATACATTTATTTTCAGATATCCATAAAATAGCTGGTACTTGTGATTTAGTTGTTAGACTTAGAGATGAATTATGGATATTAGATATTAAAACTTCTAACAGTTTACATACTTCATATGATTTACAATTAGCAGCTTATACTATTTGTTGGAATGAAACGTTTGAAGAAAAAATTAAACGTAATGGTATAATTTGGTTAAAATCATCTAAACAAAAAACTGATAAAAAAGGTGAAAAAATACAAGGTAAAGGATGGGAAGTATATGAATCATCACGTCCAATTGAAGAAAATTGGAGCCTATTCACTAAAGTATATGATTTGTTTAAACTAGAAAATAATAACACTGAACCAGCATTTAACAAATTTCCTACATCAGTTAAATTGAATTCTTAAAAATATTTAATATTTATAAGGGACTTGGCTTACAAAAGCCTCTTACTTATATTTATGAAGTATGATTAAACTTACTGAATTATTATTAGAAGCTATAGACAAGCCTAAAGCCATTATTATGGCAGGTGGAGCAGCGGTAGGTAAATCAACAGTACTTAAGTCTATTGAACCTCTAATAAAAAATTTTACAAATCTTAATGCTGACAAATACGTAGAAGATAAAGAATCACCAATGTATGGTAATTTATCAGCTGCTTCTTCTCAAATTAAAAAAAAAGATCTACCAAACGCTATAGAAGCTAAACGTAATTTAATTTATGACACAACAGCTTCTAATGTTAAAACATTACAACCAATTTTAGATGAACTAAAAAATAATGGATATGATGTAATGATGATTATGGTTTATGCTCACCCTATTATATCATTTTTAAGAAATTATAAACGTGAACGTAAAGTTCCAGCGGTTGGTGTTTTGGGTACTTGGGCTAATGTTTATAATTTAATTGGTGAATATAAAAATATATTTGGTGATAATTTTGTATTAGTTAGTTCACCTGCTTCAACTCCTGAAGAATTTAAAGAAATTGACAATTTTCAAGAAGCATATGAATCAGGTAAACTAAAAGAATATTTTTCAGACTTATTTACTACAGGTGAATTTCAATCTACATTTAAAAAATCAGATGTTGGTTTATCACCTGAAGAATTAGCTAAAAGAGAAAAACAACGTGAAGCAACTAAGAAAACTTTAGAAAAAAACATCGATAAGATAGCAGATACTTACGATGATATTCAATCTAAGTTAGATCCAATAGATGCTAAAGAGTTACCTAATGTTGTTAAAAATTTTATAGGATGAATTCATTAGTTAAAGAACTTATACAACCATTGTTGGAAGCTTCTGATAGATTAGTAGCCTTATATCCAGGTAAATTTAAACCACCTCATAAAGGTCATTTTGATATTGTTAAAGGATTATTGAATAAAGCAGATGAAGTAGTTGTAGTTGTTTCTCCTTTACCTAAAGATGGAATAACTGCTCAACAAAGTGAAGCAGTTTGGAATTTATATAAAACAATATTAGGAAATAAAGTAACTGTAGTAGTTGCTCCTTCGTCACCTGTTTCATATGTTTATGATATTATAAAAAGTAATCCTGAAGATAATTTTATAGTAGCATATGGTAAAGGAGAAGAATCTAGATATAAATCATTAACTAAAAATCCTAAAGTTCAAATTATAGACGGTGGAACAGTTAGTGATGAAGGTGGAAACATAAATGCTACAGACTTTAGAAACGCTTTACAAACAAATCAAGATATTTCTAGATTTTTACCTGATGATATCGATCAACAAGATTTTGTTAAAGCTATAAGTGCTGGCACTATAGAAGAAATGTCTAAGTCAGCTTTAGATTCTGTTGAAAAAGTAGCAGATGAACAATTAGACCCTCTAGATGTAGAATTTACTTCTCATTTTTTTGATAGAGTAAATGATCCTAGAAATGAACCTCCTATTACTTCAGAAGAACTTGAAGAATTTTTTAAACGCTTATCACGTAAAAAAGGACAATTAATTAGTTTTCTTAAAAAATATCAAGAAATTGTAGCAACAGATAATAAAACTAATATTAATATTCCATTAGTTAATCAAGCTAATCAAGCTATTGCTAAAACTATAATGCGTAAAAAGAATTTTCAAACATCTAATCCTAAAATAAATCTTGAAGAAGATTGTGGTTGTCAACATGAACAACCTATGGATTTTAAGAGTGCTTTAGCTTCATTAACTAAATATATGATTGATCAAGGTATGAATATCAAACCTTTACCTAGATTAAAAATAATAAATAGCGATATACAAAATGCTAATGATATTTTAGGTAAAACAGCATATTATAATCCAACTAATTGTTCAATCACTTTATACACCTTAAATCGTCATCCTAAAGATATATTGCGTTCATATGCTCATGAAATGATTCATCGCATTCAAGATAATGAAGGTAGATTAAATGGTATTAATACAACTAATACTAATGAAGATGGTAATTTACAAGAATTAGAAAAAGAGGCTTATTTAAATGGAAATATAACTTTTAGAAATTGGGAAGATTCAATTAAGAATGTATAAATTATTAGATATATTAAAAGAAAGTATTGATAAAGAATACACTATCTATTGTGATATGGATGGTGTATTAGTAGACTTTGATAAAGGATATGCTGAAATAACAGGTGTAGAAAATAAATCTAAAAACGTTAATGAATTTTGGAGTTTATTACATGATAAATTAAAGGAAAAAAATATGTCTGAAGAAGATTTTTGGGCTACTTTACCTAAAATGGAAGGTTGTGATGAATTATGGTCTATAATTTCCCCATATAATCCTTTTATACTAACTTCACCCTCCAGAAATCCAGAATCTAGGTCCGGTAAAACAAAATGGATTCAAAATAATTTATCACCTCAACCCCAAGATATTTATTTCAGGTATTCAGGTAATAAACATGATATTTTACAAGGTAAAAATGAGGAAGAAATATCTAATTCAATATTAGTAGATGATTTTTATAAAAATATAAAACCTTGGAAGGAAACAGGTGCTAAAGCAGTTTATTATACTTCTCCTTCAAGTGGAATTAGTCAATTAAATAAATTAGGAATATGAAATATAAATTTAAATTAGTAAAAGAAAACGAGGAAGAAGGTGGTGGTGAAGAAAGTGGGCTTAAAGGCTTAAAAGTTAAAAATGAATTATTTTTAACAGGTGAAGAAGGATTAACTGCTGATGATCTTATTAAAATTATAAATGATCCTAAAAATTTAGAAGGTGTTTATACCATAGAAAGTGGTGGGTTAAAAGATTTAAAATTAAAAGTATTTGGTGATAGACCAAATATTAATGCTACTATAAAAACAAACACTGAAATTTATAAAAATAATGGTAAATCTTTTTATACTGAAATTGAAACAGTAACTGGTGAAAAATTTGACAAAAAAGGAGCTATTATTAAAAAAGATAAAACTGGAAGTACTATATTTGTTTTCCCTCAATTAAATAAACATAATGAAGAGTTAGTTGGAAAATATTTTAATTTAACTAGTGATAAACAAGCTAAAAAATCTAGTTTAAATTATACTAGAGTAGATGATTCTACTCTTAAATTCCCAGTAAGTGATGAATCAGCTCTTAAAAAAATATTAAAAAAAGCAGGTTTAACTAATAAAGATTATAATTTAGAGAAAAAAGAAATAAATGAAGGATTACGTGAAACTATTCAAAAATTGATTAAAAAAAGTTATGGCAGATAATGTTTTAAAAAAAGACTTTAAATCCGCTGACGTTCAACGTCTTCGTAATTTAATGACAGGTAAACAAAGTGAAAGAACTGTTAATGGTATAGGTTATACTAAAAAACAAGAGTTTTATGAAGAAGGTGATGTTTGGGAAGAAAATGGTAGACAATGGACTATTAAAGATGGTATTAAACAAAATCTTACTAAATTAGATAAAGCAAAAAAATTAGTGGTTATGCCATTATTTTGTCCTTGTTGTAATAATTTAATGAAAAAGAAAAACGATAAGTTATTTTATATTCAATATAATAGATGTTTTGATTGTCAAATTGAATTTGAAACTGATTTACGTAAAATGGGTTTATGGGAAGAATATGAAAAACATATTATAAATTCGGATGTAGATAATTTAATCAAAGATTATACTACATGGATAGATGAAGCAATTAATGGATCAAATGAAAGTTTTATTACTGAAGCAGGAGATATAGAAAGATGGACAGGTTCTGCTAAAAAGAAGTTGTTAGAAAATAAAGAAGAAACAATTAAATATCTACAAAGTTTAAAAAAATGACAACAGTAGCATTAGAAGCTTTAATAACAGTAGTAGTAGCTTTAATAACAGCACTTTTAGGACCAGTAGCAGTAGAATGGGCTAGAGCTAAATTTTCTAAAAAGACAAAAGATATAATAGCTGAATCTATTGATAAAGATGGAAAAGTAGATCATCAACTTGATTTAATTATGGAAGAAATACAATGTGATAGAATATGTATTTCTCAATTTCATAATGGTGGACATTTTTATCCAACAGGTAAATCAATAAAAAAATTTAGTATATTTTATGAAAAGATGAATGAGAATGCTCATTCAATAAAAGAAACCTTCCAAAATATCCCAGTGTCATTATTTCCTAGAGTGTTTTCCCATTTACATAAAGAAGGTGAAATTATTATAACTAAATGTAGTAATAATAAATCTTCTGAATGTGGTTTATTTCCTGTTATAGGTAAAGAATATAAAACTAAATCATTTTATATGTTATCTATAAAAGACTTAAATGGTAATTTTATAGGAGTAATGGCTATATCATACTATAAAAAAGAACATACTTTATCGTTAGATGAATGGATATTGTTAAGACAAAAAGTAGGCGCAATAGGTACAATTCTTACAGACTATTTGCAAGGTCATAAATAATTCAATATTTATAATAAACATACTCAGATGAATAATCAATTTGAACATATGCAAAAATTGGCTTTTGGTAAAGTCCTTATCAATGAGTCAAAAATGACTAAAAAAGAGCTTAAAAATAAAATCAGAGAAATGATTTTAGATGAAGCTAAGAAAAAGAAAAAAAATGAAGAAGAACCAGCTGATGTTGCTCCACAAGAAGATGTAGATATAACTGCTTCTGCTGAAGAAGCTCCTATGGATACTATGGCCCCAACTGCACCGGATGTTGCTGATGTTGATCCAACAGTTAAAAATGTTCAAGATTTATTACAAAAAGCATTTGTTGGTGCTAAACAATTGGGTGATGAAAAACTAATGAACCAAATTGGTAACACTTTAACTATGCTTGTTAGAACACAAGTATTAGGAGCTCAACAACCTGTTGCTGAAGGTTTAAATGAAGATGATATCTTTAATGACACTTATAAAGTAGATGAAGAGACATACACTAGAATGGATTCATCAGTAACCCCATCAGATTATGATGACTTTATAGATTCAGCCTCTAAAATTATGACAAATTTAACTAATGAAGGATTTGAAGTAAAAGACATATTCTATTATTTATATACTAGATTAACAGCAGAAATTTAAAAATAAAAAATAAAAATTATGAATTCACAAGAACTATTCGCAAAAATTAGTGAGTTATTTGAAATCGCTAAATTAAACAACGACGACACAACTAAAGCTGCTAAAGCTAGGGCTAGAAAAGCATTATCAGAAATTAAAAAGCTTATCTCTGCTTATAACAAAGCTTCTGTAGCTGAGGCCAAAGCTAAATAACTATGACCCCTAGGGAAACAGAAATTTATACTAAATTTTTTAATCAATATAAAAAGTATTCTGATAAATGGATTAAAAGATATGGTGGAAAAGCCGAAGATATAATGAATAAACGTTCCCATAAAATAGCTAAGAAATTAGCTGAAAATGAAAATAAGGATAAAGTTAGAGAGGTTATTAGGAAAGTCCTAATGACCCCTCCAACTAATTCTGAACCTGAAGAAATCAATTCAGTTGATTTCATTTCAAATGTTAAACCAGTTGAAGATTCAACTTTAAATTCAATCAAATTGTCTATTCCGTTATTAATTCGTATGATGGAATACGCTAAAGAAGATGCTAAAGATGATTTAGATTTGCATTTTGCAGCTGAAAACATGATTGAATTGGCTAAAGATAATAAAACTCTTAGCATGAAAGATTATGCTCAAATAATTCATAATCAAATAAGAGAGATGTTAGAGAATAAAAAAACTAAACTTATTAAGTAATGACTAAAAACGAGTTTAAAGAAAAAATTAGAACATTAGTTAAACAAGTTTATTCTAAACCTACTTCTAATGAAGTGGATTTAGATAATCCCTCACCTATATCTTTAGAATCAGATCGTTTTCCTGTTTTAACTAAATTTCCAACACTTAAAGATACTATTGTTAAATTATTAACAGATCAATATGAGTTATTCATAAGTGATATTGAATGGGTAGCACCTCGTCCTACTACATTCCGTATTATTTTATCTAATGATCAACCGTTTTATTTAATTTATACTGATAGATCTTGGATTGGTAAAGTAGAGGGCAAAAAATATTATTTACTTAATTTAAGTGAAGAACAAAATTGTATTGAAGCCATAGCTAGAATTTTAGCATATGGTACTAGAGTAACTCAACCAACTGAAACAGGTGGTGAAAGTGCCCCACCAGCAGGAGAAACACCTCCAGCAGGCGAAGCAACACCTCCAGCAGGAGAAGCACCTCCAGCCGGAGAAACACCAGCTGAAGAAACACCACCAGCATAATGGACTCATTAGATTTATTTTTTAAAAAATACGCTTATAAATTTCCTAAAGGATATCCTGACTTAAATGATGAGCAGGATATTAATATTTTAGCTGATTTATTGGAAAATGTAGGAGTTGATTTAACTCAATTAAATGAAGAATCTTCTGACTATGAAAAAGTAATTCAAAATAAATTAAAATCTAGACCTCAACCTCAAGGTGATTATAAATTAGGAACTAATGTAAATTTATCTGGTGAAGATGCAAGAATATTTAAAGAATTGTATCCATTATCACCTCCTAAAAAAGGACAAGAAGATTCAAGTGCTGGTTCTAAAGGTTCGGGTAACGGTGAAATATCTATGTATTG